AGATGATTATAAGAAATATCTAAATGTAGATGATTTTAAGAGTTGGATTTATCAAAAGTATGTCATTGAGTTATGCACAGTAAGAGGTTTAATGAAATTACTAAATACTAAATCAAACCGAACTGTTATGAAAGTTCTAAAGTATTATAATATTCCCATAAGACATGGTTCTGAAGCTATTAAAGTACAGTGGATTAATAATGACGAAAGAAAAATAGCTGCTACAGAACATGCTAAAAAGAATCTAAACTCAATTGAGTCTAGGAAAAAGTTAATAGCCAAAATGCAAACAAAGGAATACAGGACAAAACTAAGAGAAATGCGTTTAGGAGAAAAAAATCCAATGTATAATCCTAATTTATCTGAAGAAGATAGATTAAGATATAAAAAGGACAAGCGCGATGATGAATATAACTACTGGAGAAGAAAAGTATATGAAAAAGACCATTTCGTATGTCAATGCTGTGGTGCAGATAGACACTTGGTTGCACATCATTTAAATGGATACAATTGGTGTAAAAGTGAAAGGTTTAATATAAACAATGGCACTACGTTGTGTGAAGACTGCCACAAACTATTTCATAGTTCATATGGCTACGGCTATAATACTTTAAAGCAATATGATGATTTTATTAAAAACTTTAAAGCAGGTAAACTTAAAAAAATAAATTATATGCAACTAGTACTCATAATATAGATAGTGGGCACTTACTTATTAAAGTAGGTGCTTTTATTATGTCTAAAATTTAGGAGGAGGGGAAGAACTATAGTGATAGCAGTGATAATTGGCATATTAATAATAATTTTATCCATTATTTCTATTCTGGTAGATATTAAAAGGATAAAGGCAGTAAAAGAAAACACTAAGGTATATAAGGAATTAGAAAAAACAGTAATTAGTATGAAGACAGATATAGATAGACATGTTGAAAGTCAAAAAAAGAATTCAATATCAATAGATAAATTAACAGATGAAGTTATTAAAAAAATAGCTGTTAAATCAATAAGAGATATTAACAAATTGATTACGAATGAAAGGAAAGGAGTGAATTGAATTTGGGTAAACCAACAAAAAATAAAGTTGAAATAGCAATGGACTATGTATCTGTATCAGTACCAGAAGTAATAACTGATTCTGGTGAAGAAAAACAAGGACCAATGGTTGTCAGATTTAAAGGGGCAAAGGTTAATGCTGTAAATACTAATAATAGACTATATCCCAATGATATTATGACTGATGCAGTTAATAGATCTAAAAAAAGTTATGTTGATACTGGAAAGATGGTAGGTGAGACACCACATCCTAAATCCTACAATGGTAAAAATGGCCAAGTAGTATTTGATACAAAGCTAGAAAATTCAGTAATTAAGGGAAGAAACCTTTTCATGGATAATGGGGAGGTTTTTTTAGATGCAGAAATTCTTGAAACTGCAAAAGGTAAAGACCTAAAGGCACTAATAGATCAAAAAGTCCCTGTAGGAATTAGTATGAGGGCTTTAGGTAATTCAGTTCAAAAAAATATTAATGGGAAAATAGTTGATGTAGCTACTTATCTTGATATACAAAGTTTTGATATAGTAATGAACCCAGCTACAGAAGGTTGTGGTGTTGTTGAAGTTCTAACTGATTCTCAGGTTGCTGAAATACTTGACAGTGACACTGTAATTGAAGATGGAATTCAACACACAACACCAGTATGTCCATCATGCAATGCAACATTAAATCCTGTTGATCCTGATGGAGATGGGGATATTGATTTTTATGAATGTCCTGATTGCAATGGAATATTTTTCGCAGACAATTACTTAAGTAGTTCTATTAATGCAAGTACAGAGCTTAGGAAGATGTCTAACAATGATTATGACAGATATTCTCAAGCGCAAAATTATTTAGCAGCTAAAAAAGCAGGTACAGTCACAGATTCAAAATTTAAAGGAGATGATATTATGGATGAAAAAGATTTATTAAAAGCAATACAGGAGAATCCAGAGATTAAAAAAGCTTTAGGAATAATTGCAGCAGAGACTGCAAAACCTGCACTTGATGCAGTTGAAGAAAAGAAGGTAGAGAATCAAAGGACACAGGCTAAACAAGAAGCGAAGGCATTTGTTGATGAAAAAATAGGTGCGTTAAAAGGAAAAATGGATGATAAGGTTATAAAGGTTATAACTGATGCGGTAGGAGAGCCAGAATCAAAAGAACAAGCTCAAGTTATATTAGATGCTGCTTTAAAAGTAGTTAACGATGCATCAGCTGCTCAAATACTTGCAGGGTTAGGTTTTGATGGAAAGACTACTGGTGAAGGTGGACGTGTACATGTTGAAATAGGAGAATCAGCTAAGCCATGGATGGATCATGTAGATAAGTTAGTAAAGGCGTTTGATGATTATGGTGCTCAATTTGGGAAAAGCCATGATGAATCTTTAAGAAAATTTAATAGAAAGTTTGTAGACAAGATCTTAGAAAAGAATGAAAATCTTGTTGGAGGAAAAGCTTTAACAGATAGTGTAGAAGGATTTGAAAATTTAAGTGATTCAGCTTCAGTAACAACAACGCAATTACTTAATCAACCAACTATTTTAACTGCCGTATTAGTTCAAGCTTTCCAAGATGTTGAATCATTACAATTCTTGATGTCAGACACATTCGATGGTTCAGAATGGAGAATACCAATTGAAACATTTACTAGTGCAGCTACACCAAATTTATCAACAGGATTATTAGATATACTAGTGCCTGAAAACACAGGTATTCCAGAAAGTTCAATTAATTTAACATGGCAATCATTTAATCCATCATGGAGACGTAATGCTGTAAGCTTAACAACTGATGTGGTTAATGCATTAAAATCAGGTCCAGCTAAATATGAAGCAATAGCAAGAGCTATTTATCATATTGGTGAAGATAAAAGAAGAAAGCTCGATAATGCAGCTTACTATGAAATGATTTTATCATCAGATGAATATGCACCACTTGTAGTTTTAGCTGAATCAGTTGCAGCAGATCATTTAATTGCTGTAAGTGATAGTACAAATGTAACATTTAAGGCATTATTAAACGGTAAAGGTGCTTTAGAAGCTACAAAAGGTACAAACCCTATAATTAGACCAAGAACTAAAAATGTAATTCAACCTAGTGGACAAGTTCAACAAATAGTAATAAATCAATTTGGTATTACTGGAGGAACTGCAAACCCTCAAGTGATGGGGTATTTAGATTCGAACGGCAATATAGCTGGTGCTGGTGCAACATATGCTGTAGATTGGGAAAATGGTATTGTTTATCTCAATGCTGTTTCTGGAGTTGATGCAACACATTTACCATCTGTAAGTTATAGTGCTGTAACAAACTACGACAGATGGAGTATGTCAGTTCCTAATGGAATGAAAACAGAGGATTATTACAATACTTTACTACAAAGATTAACAAATACTTCTGCTCTTATGGGAAGTTCTCCAAGATATAAAAAGCCTAACATGGCTATATTCAGTTTAAATGCTGCTACATTTATAGAAAATGCTTCAATATTCTATAAATTAGCTAGTCCTGATGGAACTAGATTAATCCCTACTTCAAATTACTTTGGTGAAAGAAGTGGAATGAACTTAGCTAAAATCAACTCTCCATGGGTTGTTGGTGATGGAAGAATCTTATTAACTCAAAAAGGTTCAACTAGATATGGAATTGAAACACCTTATGCTATAGAAGGACCATACCCTAAATATGATTCTAATGGAAATATAATTGATGCTAAAGTTTGGTACGGAAGAGAAAACAGTGTTCTTTGTACTCCACAAGTAACTGATGCAAGTGGAAATATTATAAATCCAGTTTCAAGAACAATTAAATTTGTATAATATTTTAAAAGGCTTCGGTAATATACTGAGGCCTTAAAAGTATTGAAAGGAGAAGCATTATGAGATTAAATTTAGGTGAAGCTTTTTTCCATCCTGTTACTCATAGATTAATCGAAAGTAACAGTTTTTATAAAGGAGCTGCACATTTAGAACATGAAATTATAGAGGAAGTTGAAGAGGAACTTAAAGTAAGCTCTAAAACTGGTAAAGGCAAATCTACTGCAAGTAAAGATAGTGAAGAAAATAAAGATGATGAAGAAAATAAATAAGAGAAGGTGACCGTATGGCTGTTACAATAGTGGATTTGATAACAAGAGTTAGAAATCAAATAAGAGATAATGGAACTGTTCAAGCTTTCCCAGACTTATTAGATTCAAATAGCAAGCCTATACCAGGAACAAGTCCAGAACTTATACAATTTATTCAAGATGCCATAATGGATTATAGTAAGTATAGGCCACGTAAGAGGTCATTTACTTTAAATTTAGTGCAAGAACAAACAACTTATCAACTTCCTGATGATTGGATTTATGTCGATGATGAATCTTTTGAAAATGCAACTATGCCAGCTCCTTTGCCTAGTCCTAGCGTTTATGCTTTACCGTTTATTTATGTAAATCAACCATTAGGAACTCAGATAAATACTATGCAATTCAATTGGTATGATGATGATCAGCAATTGATATTAGCCAGTGCACCATTTCAACCATATGCTTTAACTTTTGACTATTATGCTTATCATACTGTGGATAATATAAGTTGTACTATTCCAAAGCAATTTCAATTTAAAGCCTTACTTCCAGCTTATGAAAAAGCCTTAAGAGCTATAGCTACTGATTATTCAGTTAAGCTTCAAAAGTATAAAATTGGTGGCAGAGGTGGAATTGAAATAGACGATTCTAAAATATCTGACAGCTTATTAAAACAAGCTGATGATTACAGGGAACAGTATAGAAAAGAAATAGTGTTAAGACCATATGGAAGTTCAGGAGGTAATGACGATGGCATTGGGGGACAATAGATTTTCAAGAGTTGAAACAGACTTTAATGCTTTATTAAGCTTAAATGGAATTAATGTTACTATTAGTCGGACAATACAATCTGAAATAACTGAAAGAGATATATATGGAACTCCCATAGGATATACTCCAGAAACACTAACAGCTACAATTTTAATTACGGATCAATATTTAGATGAAACAACGGTTTTAGCAGGTGGGAAACCAAAAGAAATACTCAAAATAATAGCTAATGCGGGTACTTTTATTGAGAATGATGAGATACCATATAATTCTCATAATTATCAAATTACATCAGTTGAAAATGTACCTTTAGGTGGAAATAATACATTAGAAATGTGCATAGCAACAAGGGAGGTGGAAGTATAATGGCCTCAACAAGTTTTGAAAGTTTAATTAAGATGTTTGCAACAATGCCTGAGATTATTAGTAAAGAAATTGAAAAGGAAATTAAAAAAAGTGCCATAAAAGTTAGAGATGATGCTGTTAACAAGTTTGGTGAATATCAACCAGCTGTTGGACCGTATCCAGCATGGGAAGAACTGAAAGAAGATACTATTAAGCAAAAAGAAAAAGCTGGTGGCGGTGAAGATCCATTGATAGGACATTCTAATGGTAATGGTTCTAAGGTTTGGCCTCAACCTTTACGTAATACTATAGGAATAAAAACAGAGGGCTTAACTGCAGCTGTTGGTACAGATGACCCAATAGGTAAGTATCATGAGTATGGAACAGAACATATTCCTCCTAGACCATTTTTAAGACCAGCTTTATATGAAAACCAAGATAACATTAAAAATAATGTTAAAGAAGGAATTCAAAACGGAATTAAATCATTATAGGAGGTGGTCAATTGAATATACAAGAAGAACCATTTAAAGTAATTTGTGAAGCTTTAGCACCAATATTAAAAGATCAGGCACCACAACTTAAAAATGCAATAGCAGGTTGGCCAGATCCTAAGTGGCTAAAGGTAGATGGTAATTTACCTTCAATATTCTTTGTACAAGTTTCAGAAATATCAAAGAATGTGACTAATAGATTAGATATTCATAAGCAAATAACTAATCCTGACGGAACAGGATACATTGTAACAGAGCAATTAAGGATCTTTTTTTTATTGCAGATAAGTTTGTTTACAAATACACCACAGGATAGAGCGTCTGTTGGATGGGCTATAAAACAATATTTAGCCACTAACTATAGGATACCTTTATTAGATGGTGAATTTACAATGTTAAAACTAAAAGGTGACCACGAATCAGAAAAAGGTGAAACAAATTTTTATAAAAGAGATTTAACTTTTGAAGTAACCGCAAGGATTTTAGATGCAACTCCAGCAACCAAAGTTACTTCATTAGAACAGAATATAGAAATTGATTAGAAAGGATGTGTATATATGCCAATAGTAACAAATATGTTCGATCAAACACTTGATGATGTATATGTAATAGAGACTCAAAGTCCTACGAATATTCAAGGCACCGCAACTGGTGTAATTAAGATGGTTGGTACTTTTAATAAAGGTATCCCAGGTGCTATTTATACAATAAATGATTATACAAGTGCAGTAAGACAATTAGGAGCTTCGTCATCTAATGTAGATGGCCCTATATGCTTACAAGCATTAATAAAACAATATGCAGGAGGGAATCAAGTAACACCTGTCTTTGGCACTACAGCCACTAGTGCAAGTATAACGCTACAGGATGGTCAAGCAACTCCTGGTAATGTACTTGTTTTAACAGCTGCACAAGTTCATCCCCAAACTGGATTAACAACTGCTATTTTAGGAGCTGATGCAAATAGTATGGTTGCTACAGTTTCAAATTCAACTGGGGAAACTTTTAGCTTAACTATTCAATATGGTTCAACAATTGAAAATTATAATAATTTAACGCTTGCTAATATGGTTGCAAGCATTAATGCAGCAAGCAATATAGTAGTAGCATCGTTACCAGCTTCAGAAAGTTCCAATTTACCAAAGAATGGTACATTTGAGTTTGCAGGAGGAACTAATGGAACTCCTGGAGATTCAGATTTTGTTGGTAGCATAGATTCAAATGGAAATAGAAAAGGATTGAAAGCCTTAGAAACTATTACAGGAAACTTAGTATTTGCAGCTAATCAATCAAGTTCAGCAATAAATGCAGCTTTAGCTGCTCATGGAACAAGTTTTAATTGTATACCAGCAGTTTGCGCACCAATTAATTCTTCAGTTACAACAACAACAACAGCTAAAGGTAATATATCTCAAGATAATGTGGCGTTTTGCGATGGATGGAGAACAATGAATGATGCAGATTTAGGTGTGGTTAGAAGTGTTGCTCCGACAGCATTTATTATTGGAATGGCTTCTCAATTATCACCTTATCAATCATGGGGCAACAAAAGTATATATGGAACTTTAGCATCAGTTACCCCAAGAAATACTACCGATTTAGCAACTCTACAACAAGCAGGAATAATGTGCATATCTGATAGCATTCCACGTGGTGGTGTAGGTACAAGAAGTGGTGTAGCTTCAGATGGAAGCGATATTTATGTTAGAGCTATGAGATATTATGAAGAATTGACAATTATGTCTGCAATGGGTTGGGCTGTTGATGAAATGCAAAGTACTGATAAAAATGATCCATTGAGAAGTAAAATAAAATCAAGTATAGAAACTATACTTTCAACACAAGCCAAACCTTTAGATTCTAGCAATATAATGATTGATAGTTATCTAGTTGTATGCGATTTAAGTAATAATACTACCGATCAAATAGCGGCAGGTAAACTTAGTGTTACCGTAAAAATTAAATTACTTGGCGCAGCCAAACAGATTACTATTAATGCTGATATTAGTCAAGGTACTATTACTACAAGTAGTCAAGCTGCTTAAGAAAGGAGTGTAAAGTATGAGTCAAGATAGAATTTTAGGTAGTTCAGCCACGATTGAAATATATAGTTCAAGTGGTCCAATATCATTTGGTGAAATAGATTCATTTAATTCTGAGCCAGAACATGAACTTAAAAAGTTTCATCCGCTGGGGCAAGTAGAAGAACACGGGCAAATAATATATAAGGGATATAAATTAAGTTTTAAAGGTGGAAAAATAAATGGTGACTTAGATGCCATTCAAGAGGCTATTGACACGGCGTTATTGGCAGGGCAAAGTGCTCCACGATATAGAATTACCGAAATAACAATTCTATTTGATGGAACTGTTGAGACGTGGGTGTATGACAATGCCCTTATATATAACTTAAAAGTTGATAAAAGCAACGCAGCAGATGAAATAAAACAAGATCTTTCAGGCTGGGCACCAAAAAGAGAAAGAGGGTAGCGATTTGCTACTCTCTTTGTTACTTTAAAATTAGAGGAGGAAAATATTATGGATAACACAAGAGCTTTTGAAATAGTTGAATTAGAGGATGGAAGAAAAGTAAAGGTTGTGGAAACAACAGGACTCGATGAAATGATTGCTGCTAAAGTAATCGGGAAAGAAATGGATAAGTTTGGTTCTGGAGCAGTTCAATTACGTTATGTAAATGTGGCTTTTGCAATAAAAGAAATAGATGATCAACCAGTAAAAAGACCAACGAATATTAATGAAGTACGCGCACTTATGGCTAAATTTAAATCTAAGCAATTAGCAAAAATAAATAAAGCTCATAGCAACTTAAATGAATATAAGGAGGACGAAGAATCCGACGTAACCGACGAGGGGGAAAAATTAGCCGACGAATCAAACAATTAATGGATTTGCCGGCTTTTTATGAGAGTGTAGCTCTAGCTGATGCAACGCAAGGTGGGATTAGCTATGAAACTTCCATCCAAATGACTACTAATGAAAGAAGAGCTGCGCTTCAAATTATAAAAAAACATAGAGATAAAGAAAATACTAAATAATCATTTTAATGTTGCTCTTTTTTTATTTTCTAAAGGAGGTGAGGAGCGTGCTAGAAAAAGCTTTTGAACTTGCTGTTGTATTTTCAGCTGTAGATAAAATGACTGGACCTATTTCATCTATGGCAACACAATTAGGCATTTTGGATGAAAAAACCAAAGCTGTTCAACAAAGATTAAATGAATTTAAGAATATGACTTTTGTTGGTGGAGCAATTACAGCTGCGGGAATTGGCCTGGCAAAAATAATGGAAGATGGAATAGATACAGCTGGAAAGTTCCTTTCAACTATGACAATGATACAAGATACCACTGGAGCTACAGCTGATCAAATGGATAGGATACAGAAAACAATACGTGATTCATCAGGTTCAACAATTTTTGGAATTCAAGATACAGCTAATTATGCAAAATTACTTGCTACATCAGGTATGAATGGTAATCAAATTGATTCATTACTACCATTATTTACTCAATATGCTGAAGTACAGAAATTAGGTAAAGGGAGTTCTCCAGAAGAAGCTATAACTCAAGCAATTGCAGCCGCTCATACTGTTGGAGCTTATGATCCTGACCAACTATCTTCTTTCTTAGACAAATATAATAAATCTACTTTCATGCAGCCTGGAAGTTCATCAGAGTTTGCTGATACATTTAAGTATATGGCTTCAAGAACGTCGGGAATGAATTTAAGTACAGATGATATGCTTACAATGTCAGCTCTTTCAAATAGGGTAGGCTTAGCTGGTAGTATAGGTGGAACTGAAGCTTCTGACATGATACTTCGAACGATTCCTGGGCTTATGAGTGGCACTGGTAAGAAAGATAGTAAGCAAACAGCCGCATTAAAAGAGTTGGGTCTATCAGATACCATATATGATAGTGATGGTCAATTTAAAGGCGTTGCAAATTTAATAGATCAATTAGGACAAGCTAGAGATAAGTTTAACCCTGAGCAATTTGCTAAATTAGCACATGATGCATTTGGACAACAAGGCATGGGGCTTGCTGAAATTTTAGGTACTGACAGAGGGAAAGATCAGCTCAAAGCCTTGCAGGAGCAAATGGGTAGTATGAAGTCTATAGGTCAAATGCAAGAGGATACAAACAAAACACCTGAAGGTCAAATGCTTCAACTAAAAACTAATATTGAAAACTTGAAACTAGATGTATGGTTGCAATTAGCTCAAATATTAAACCCTATATTTATGCAACTTAATAATATTGTTTCTAAAGTACAGGAATTTTCAAGTGCTCATCCTGAAATAGCAAAACTTGCAGCTGAATTTTTAACTTTTGCGACAGCAGCAGCTCTTATAGTTGGACCTTTATTGGTTTTGGTTGGTGTAATAGGATATTTAAGAGAAGCTAGTGCAATATCAACAGGTTTTAAATTATTAGGTACAGCATTTAAAGGGGCTTTAGGACCTATGTTTTTATTAATATCCGCTGGATATCTGCTCTACCAGGCATGGCAGACAGACTTTGGTGGAATAAGAGAAAAAACAAAGGCTACTTTCGATTGGATAAAGAGTGAAATACCTATTGTTGAAGAGAAATTACATTCAGTTGCTAAGGCATTAGGGTTTGAAACAGATAAAGGGTTTCAAATTCCTAAATGGGTAACAACTTTAATGGGGCTATTTGTTGGAGGTAAAACAATAAATTTCGCATTAGGTGGATTATCAAAATTAAGTTCATTAGGCAAAGTTATTAAGGGCATAAAAGGTATAAAACTAGGGGCAAGTTTATTTAAAGTAACTGGCAATTTAGGGTCTGGATTGTTAAACAAAATATTCGGAAAAGCAACAATAGACTTAGGAAAGCGTATAA